AGAAATATGGCTATGAGCAGAAGACCATCCCTTCGATATGTCCGGAATGCATCTCTGTTTCCCGATTTGCCAAGGATCACAACAAGGGACGTTTTGTTCTTGCCTGTCAAAATCATGTTGTTGCCGTTATCAATGGAGACTATTACGACACATGGGATAGCGGTGAAGAGATCGTGTTGTATTACTATTCAAAGGAGGAATGATCTATGGCTTACAACCCGTATTTTCCACAATTCTATCAACCCATGCAACAGATGCCCGTGAATGCTCCACAAATGCCTTCTAATGCCTCTCCAAGTAATAATGGAGGAATTATATGGGTACAGGGAGAATCGGCTGCTAAGGCTTATCCTGTCGCATCAGGGCAGGCGGTGCTTCTGATGGATTCAGAGAACTCTGTTATGTACATCAAATCAACCGACATGAGTGGAATGCCTCAACCGTTGAGGATATTCGATTACACAGAAAGAACGGCAACGACATCAGAGGCAGGGATTGCAAAGAAACCTGCAGAGGAATATGTGTCCCGTACAGAGTTCGACCAATTCAAGGAAGAAATCAAGAAAAGCATCAAACCACCGAAAAGGTCAAAACTCTTGGAGGAGGATGAAGAATGAATCCTTTATACAATCAACTTAATCCCATGCCTCAAAACAATATGATGAAGCAATTGATGGATTTTCGGAAAACATTCAAGGGGAATCCTCAACAGATGGTGCAGAGTATGCTCAATTCGGGCAGGATCTCACAGGAGCAGGTCAACCAATATGCTCAACAGGCTAATGAGATCTATAAGCAAATAAAAGGCTTTATGTAAAGTTTTCTATTAGTTGCAACGATGGAAATAAAAATCTAATGAAAGGAGACAAGCATTATGTCTTTAACAACAGGAGAGATGTCGGCAGCCGATTTGGCAGCCGTAGTCGGAAACAGGAATGATGGCTTTGGTTTTGGCGGTGATGGTGCATGGTGGATCATCCTTCTTTTCCTCTGCCTCTTTAATGGTGGCTTTGGCGGTGGCTATGGCAACGGAGGTAATGGTGGCATGTTCTATCCTTATTATCTTGCCAATAACACCGACAATGGTGTGCAGGCAGGCTTTAACAATGCATCCGTGGCAGGACAGTTAAACGGCATACAGGGAGGCATTCAGGCTCTTTCTACACAGTTGTGCAATTGTTGCGGTGATATGAGAGATGTGGTCAATAATGGCTTCTCACAGGCAGAGATTGCAAACAACGCAAGACAGATGGCAAACATGAATCAGATCTATGGTCTTTCTTCACAGTTTGCGGATTGTTGTTGTGAGAATCGTCTCGGCATTGCAGACCTCAAGTACACAGTTGCAACAGAGAATTGTGCAGACCGAGCAGCCTTATCAGATGGACTCCGTGATGTCATAGCATCAGAGAACTCCAACACACAGAGAATCCTTGATAAACTCTGTCAACTTGAGTTGGATGCAAAACAGGACACCATTGCACAGTTGAGATCCGAGTTAATGTATGCCCGTGGACAGGCTTCACAGGATGTACAGACCGCACAGATCCTTGCAGGACAGGTGGCAGAGATCGATGGTATGTATAACCGTCTTTCTACTTGTCCCGTTCCTTCTGTCCCTGTTTACGGCAGGCAGACGATCTTTAATCCTACAAGTTCTTGTGGTTGCGGTGCGTAAGGAGGCGGTATCATGGCAGAATATTTAGCAAATGCTTTGCAGACAGTTGCTCTTAATGCTCCTGTCAACTTCAATGCTTCTATCCCTTGTAATAAAGGTTATGTCTATCACGAAGACGACACAGGGATTTTTATTCTCCGTGGGATCGTTAATAATCCTAACTGTTGCTTTGCAAGATATCAGGTTACATTCAACGGGAACATAGCGATCCCGACAGGCGGTGCGGTGACGCCTATCTCTTTGGCAATTGCCGTTGTTGGAGAGCCGAGGCTTACAAGCAAGGCAATCTTTACTCCTGCAGCCGTTGATGAATACGGCAATGTTACAAGCACGGCAATTATTACCGTCCCCAAGGGTTGTTGTATGTCTGTTGCGGTAGAGTATGTGGATGCAACAACGGATGATCCTGCAACTACACCGACACCAACAATCAATGTGCAGAATGCTAACCTTGTTATCACAAGGATTTCATGAGGAAGGAGGAACAATTATGCATACCTATTATGATGTGAAAGATATGCTCCATGATGAATTGGAGGATATCGTCAAGAAAGGGGAATTGTCTGCAGGTAGTCTTGACACCATAGACAAGTTGCTCCATTCCATCAAGAATGCAGATAAGATCATCATGTACGAAGAATATGCAGACAGAGGCTATTCTTATGCCGATGCAGATGGAGACATGACAAATTACTCACAGGCTCGGGGAAGAGGCTCTAATGCCCGTAGAGATAGCAGAGGCAGATATTCTTCTGCAAGAGACGGCAGGGGCAGATATAGCCGTACAGGATATTCTTATGCAGATGACAAAGATGAGAAGATGGAGATCCTGCAGGAAATGCGTGACCATGCTCAAACAGATGACGAAAGAAGAGTCATTGATAAGTTGATGAGAAGGATGGAAAGAGAGTAAATGTTCAAAAAGAATGAGTTGTTGGATGCAATTGACGAATTAGAGCAGAATCCTGCCACATTCCAAAATTGTCAAAAACTTGCTACATTCTATTTGCTTTACGATCATCTTTATGGCAATAGCCGTCCCGATTTGGTCGAGGCTCGGATCTCCGTGATGGATCATTACGGGGATTCCGAGTTCCTGCAGGGAGTTTCCGGAAAAGATGCTCAAAAGGTCATGACGATCTTGGATGAACTCATGCAGACCGTGAAAGTCTTGCAACCAAGATTATACGATGCGACATTGACGATGTTGAATGACATATGATATCATTATGTCGTAGTCAACTCCACACTACTTGGTTTTAATACCTACTTTAAGAGCCGAGAATATTCGGCTCTTTATTTTTTGCGAATGATATTCCATTTTGAAAAATGCAAGGATATAATGAATAGTATCATGCAAGAAAGGAGGAGACTATATGGCTTATACAAAAGATCATCCGTTTGACAAGGAAGTAGTGAGCAGGATAAGGACATACATCGAAGAAAACAACCTGTCCCTGCCAAAGATCGCAACGGCATCCGGAATGCCGTATCAGAGGCTCTACCATCTTCTCTACAATAGTCAATTGATTAAGTTACGGGAATATGTCGTTTTGTGTCAAACATTCAAAGAGCCTTTAGAATTTTTCATTGATGGTATAGAATATCCCTACAAGAAATGATGCTCAAATAAAAAGGAGGTGACTACATGAGCATATTGAATCTTTTAGCATCCGACAATTTCATAACAGTTAACAGATCTATTGCCTCTGTCGTAGGCTTGGAGGCAGCCGTGATCCTTGGGGAACTTGTTTCCGAGTATTTGTATTGGAAAGACCGAGACGGTCTTACAGACGGGTATTTCTTCTCTACGGTCGAGAACTTGGAGCAGAAAACATTCCTGTCTGCCCATAGTCAACGGCAGGCATTAGAGAAGTTGAAAGAGTACGGGATGGTCGATGTGGTAAAACAGGGCATGCCTGCCAAGCGGTATATCAAGATCTTTGAGTCGAAAATAGAGGAAGTCGTTAACGACAAGTCGTTAAAAATTTTAACGACAAGTGATGAAAATTTTGAAGAACAAGTCGTTAAAAATTTTGACAGTAAAAAGAATATAGATAAAAAGAATATAGAAAAAGACAAGAGTAAGAAAGATATATCTGTTTCCGTTAACGACAAGGGATTTGGTGCGATCCTGTCTCAAGTGCCTGCCATTGCCAATTACAAACCTCTTTGGGATTCGTTTATAGGCTTCATAGAGATGCGTAAGAAGATAAAGCATCCTTTAACCGAGAGAGCCTTAAAGATGATAATAAACGAGGCATACAGGCTTGGAGGCGGTGATCCGAGAAAGATGAAGGAGATAGTGGATCAAAGCACACTTCACGGATGGAGGGATGTATATCCATTGAAGAGCAAGGAAGCAATCAAGGAATCAGAGAATCCGTTTACGGCTTTGTTGCAACAGGAGGGATATACATGACACGGGAAGAGACAATAAGGCTTTTACAGTTTCTCAAGGGTTGTTATCCCAATGTAAAGATAGACGATCCGTCCGGAATGGTTGACGGTTGGATGCTTGCCTTCTCTGATAAGGATGCAAAGGAAGTCTATAAAGGAGCAAGGCTTCATATATCCAATAACAGATTCTTTCCAACACCTGCAGACATCAACCAATGCATCAAGAGAGCCGTCCTTCTCTATGACGATCTGCCTGCACCTGCATTGCAATCAGGAATCAACACCGAAAGCCTGCCATCTCAAACAGACGATGATATCGAGGCGATCATTAAATGTATTTTTGGTGACATAACAAATTAACCATTTACAAAACAAAAGTTATCTGTATAATAATGGGTGTATAGCCAAAGTATTGGAGGTGATTATATGGCTACAATCAATTTCAGGGATCTTCGTGCAGACGAGATCGAGTGCAGGGTTGCGACATGTTCTCAAAAAGGTGTGTCATTGCTTCTTTACAAGGATGCAAGGTGTGACATGAACATTCTTGATGAGACGGTCGGTTCAATGAATTGGCAGAGATCCCATAGCAGGGACAATGCCAATTGTACGGTGTCCATATGGGATGCAGAGAAGGGACAATGGATATCCAAGGAAGATGTCGGGACAGAATCGAATACAGAAGCCGTTAAAGGTCTTGCTTCTGATTCTTTTAAGAGGGCATGCTTCAATTGGGGCATAGGCAGAGAACTTTATTCTGCACCGTTTATTTGGATTCCTGCCACGGGATGCAACATGCAGGAGAGAAATGGCAAGTGGACTACATACGACAAGTTCACGGTCAAGGAATTGCACATTGATAAGAAGCGGATCATTGGTGTTGCCATCTACAATGCATCTAAGAAGGAGATGTGTTACACATGGGGCAAATCCAAGTACACCAAGGCAGAGCCTGAAAATGCTCCTGCAATGATCCCGATGTCTGCCCGTGATGAACTTCGACAGTTTTGCGACATGTATGGAGTGGACAAGAAGCGGATCATCAGGGAATGCAATCTTAACAGGAATAGCACCGAGACAGAATGGCTTGCAGCCCTTGTCTATGCTAAGTCTCTTGTGGTCGGATAAGGAGGTGCAGGGATGAAGAATTACCATGCAGAAGTCCGGAATATCCTCATAAGATATCCTGCAACGAGAGATGATGACATGATGCTTTATGCGATCTTTTGCGTTGAGCAGGGAATCATCAAATCAGATGAGACATTCTATAATGTTTTGTGTTCTGCCAAAAAGAGGAAGATGCCGAGTTATGAGACGATCTCAAGGGCAAGAAGAAAGATCCAAGAGATGGAGGCAGGATTACGGGGCATTACAAGGAAGAAGATGAAGCAAGAGGCAGAAGAATACAGACAGTTTTACGGCAATAATTAAGGAGGTTGACTACTATGGCAAACATTTATGAACTTACAAGTGAAATCCAATTATTATGGAATCTGATGGATGAAGGGACTCTTGATGAGGATATGGTCATAGATGCCATGATGAACTCACAGGAAGAGTTATCCATTAAACTCAACGGATATTGCAAGTGGATCAAGAGCATGGAATCTGATGTCAAGGGACTCAAGGAAGAAGAGGCAAGGATCAAAGCCAAGAGGCAGACCTTGGAGAATACCATAACGAGAGCCAAGAAAGCCATGCAGATGGCAATGGAGACGGCAGGGGAGAAGAAGATGGCATGCGGATCGTTTACTGTTTCCCTGCAGAAGAATCCTGTTAAATTGGTCTTAGATACAGACGATATTGGCAGAATCCCGATGAAGTACAGAGTTGTTACAGAAGAGATCAACAAGGCAAAGATCAAAGAAGACCTGATTAACGGTGTTGATGTTTATTCTTTCACAGGGATTGCTCATTTGGATCAAGATGAATCCTTGAGGATTAGGTAAGGAGGTGCGATATGAAGAAAGTGGCATTTATCAGGAAGGACAGAGGCTCAAGTTCTTTAGAGGATAAGGCAGAGCAACTTCGTAGGATTGGGCATCTTGAGGCAATCGTTGATGATAAGTTAACAGGCAACAGGCTCAAATACTATTCAACCATGGCAATGGATGACTTTAACCTTGTTGCAGAGGTTACGATAATGGCAGGCAGGATCGTGTCTGTAAGGACGGTATCAAAGGACATCTTGAGAACGGTGAACATCCCCGTTCCTGAATTTGGAGGATTTTAATATGTTAGAGTGCTATGATTGTGGAGAGAGGTTTGAAGAGGATGAGGTTGAGAAGAGACCTGAAAATGTCGGTGAGTTTTGGGGATCTCCTGCATATATGAACATTGATGTGTGTCCCTATTGTGGTTCTGAAGAGGTCTTTGAGGTAGAAGAGGAGGATGAGGACGATGATGAATAAGAAGATGCAGATCTATTGGGCAAAGCAATCAGAATGGATAAAAGAGAGGGATGAAGCCGTTCTGTCTATGGATCTCAACAAATTCAAGAGATTCTATGTCAAATGGAGAGTAGAGGGCATATACACAAGACCTCTGCCTGATGATGATTATGTAATCGAGATAGCAATGAGGCAGATGGTTCTTGGAATGGCAAATCCCCCGAAGGACAAGGTGGCAGAGGCAAAGGCATGGTTAAAAGCACACGGATGCTCAACAGATCCATGGAGGTGATGGTATGAGGTTAATTGATGCAGATAAACTCAAAGAGGCGATAATGATGAAAGAGGATGTTTCCGAGGAAACTTGGGACGAATTATATGATAGTGTTCTTGACGAAATCGACAATGCCCCTGTTGTTGAGATCACAGAGGAGATGGCAATAGATAAGTTGCACGAGACAGGATGGATGCAGGCTCATGACAAGGCAATGACGGAGACACCTTATGGATGTTATGCAAGTATTCAGAGAGCATACAAAGAAGGCAAGGACAGAGGCATAAAGATTGCCTATTCGGATTATGATTTTGATTAAGGAGGCAGACAAATGGCAATTGATTGGGAAGCATTAAGGAAGATCAAAGAAGAGAACGAGAAGAGCAAGAAGACCAAGAAGGAGGAGACCAATGGAAAAACAGAAAGCGAAAGACCTGCAAGAAGAGGTCGAAAGGCTAAAGAGTCATAACCTGATAACTTCGTCTTTTGAGTATGACAGTTACAGATTTAGATACATCGAAACATGTGCATCTACCAAGGTGATCGTTGAATCGTTTAAGGAGTACGATGTTAAGCCGTTGAGTCAAGAGGCATTCAAGACATGGTGTGTCTGTTGGGTTGTGGATCACAGGGAAGGAAAAAAATAATGGGACTAATGGACAAAATCAGGCAGGCAGAAGATGTCCTGAAATTGGCAGCAGAGATGAGTGAGTTATACTATCATAAGCCTCTAATTATAAATTATTCAGGTGGCAAGGATTCTGATGTTATGTTGGATATTGCTCTTATGTGCTTGAAGCCGTCACAGATAGAGGTTATCAATTCCCATACAACCGTTGATGCTCCTGAAACGGTGTATTATATTCGGGATAAGTTCAAGAAACTCAATGAAATGGGAATAAAGACCGAGATCAAGATGCCGAGATACAAGGGAGAACCGACATCCATGTGGAAGTTGATCGTGGAAAAAGAAATGATTCCAACGAGCAGGATGAGATATTGTTGTAGTGTTCTCAAGGAGTCTTCAACACCTCATCGTCTTTCTTGTGTAGGAGTTAGAGAAGACGAATCGAAAAAAAGAGAAGGTCGGGACACCTTTTCTATAAAAGGTCAAACATACAAAGATGCTAAGTATGCCTCTACGGAGCATATAAAAGAGCAATTTGAATCAAGCAAGAAAGTCACGGCAGAATTAGGTGCAGATCTTACCGAACCTAATGTATATGATTGTAAGTTCATCGAAGAAGCCAAGAAAAACAAAGAACTGATTGCCAATCCCATTTATTACTTTACAGAGCAGGACATATGGAACTATATACATTTTAAGGGGCTCAAGGTGAATCCGTTATACGCAAGAGGGTACAAGAGAGTTGGATGCATTGGGTGTCCTTTAGCAGGGGCAAAGACAATGAAGAAGGAATTTGCCGAATATCCCAAATACCGAGAAAACTATGTCAAAGCATTCGACAGGATGCTTGAGAGAAGAAGACAAAGAGGGAAATCCTTGAAGAAGGCAGAAAACGGAGAAGATCTTATGCGAATTTGGCTTCGTGAAGATCCCAAGCAGGTGAGGATCGAGGATATTTTGAAAGGAGAATAACATGGATGATTTAATGGTTACAGTTCTAAGAGGTGATGTAAAATCGGGAAACCGAACTTTTTTCACATTAAATGGGTATTTTATTTCAAAAGTCTATGCTATTAAAGACAATATGTTTCTTGTGTATGATCCCGAGGAAGCACATTTTTCGTGGGTTGACATTACAAAATATTATTATCAGGGGAATAATCCCGAACCAAATTATTTTGTAACGCTTTATGAAGTTACATCCGAGAATACATGAGAAGATATCTTAAATTTTATGGTTCTGATTTCATCCTCGGGGAGATCGTAGGAGAAGATTCATTCTATTGGAGAGTGAGACGGAAACCGACACGAGATAATCCGAGGATGAACATTGTTTGCCATCCCAAGTGGAATACACAAGTAATAACAGAGGAAGAAATATGCGACAGATTTATCAATTCCTGATTCCTCTTGATCCCAAGACCAAGAAGAACAATCAGAAGATCATCAGAAACAACAAGACTAATGCTCTTATGGTGGTACAGAATGACAGATACAAGCAATATGAAAGGGATGCAGGATGGTTTCTCAAGCCTCCTGCACAACCGATAGACTATCCCGTCAATGTCAAATGCGTATTCTATAGGGCAACAGACAGAAGAGTAGATCTAACCAACCTGTTAGAAGCCATTGATGACATCCTTGTCAAATACAAGGTCTTGGCAGACGATAACTTCAAGATCATCATCGGGCATGATGGCAGCCGAGTCCATATAGACCGAAAAAGACCAAGGACAGAAATTGTAATAGAGCCGATCATCGGTTACAATGTAGTAGAGGAGGCTTAATTATGAACACAAGTTTGCAAAAAGACATCGGATTATCAGAAGAGGAGAGGATCACGAGAAGGAGAGCCTCTGCCAAGCGGTACATGTCAAGACATCAGACGATGTGTGTGACATTGAATGAAGAGAGGGACAGGGACATCATACAATGGTTAGACCTGCAGGATAACAGAGCAGAAGCAATCAGGCATGTATTGCGTACATACATAGGATTCACACAAGGCAGGTGATAATATGCCAAGAAAAGGAAGACAGGAGAATCTTATTCCCGTTACAAAGAGAACCAAGGAAGAAGCAAGAAAGATAAGTCGAAAGGGCGGTGTTGCATCGGGAAAAGCAAGGAGAGAGAAGGCAGACCTTAAAAAGCAACTCCAATTATGGCTTGAGACCGAGGTTGGAAAGGACGGTAACGGTAATCCGTTAACAGGAGCAGAACTCATGGTGCAGGTGGCAGCCAAGGAGATGAATGAGGGCAATGCTAAGTTTTGGGAACTCATCAGGGACACGGCAGGATTTAAGCCAATAGACAAGGTAATGGTGGCAGATGTAGATCAAGCCGTCATTGATGAAGTTGAGTCTATGGTCATGGAGACCAAGCCTACAGAACCTAAACCTGCAGAGCCTAAGAAGAGAGCAACAAGGAAGAAGAAGGAATGACAAGACAAGAGGCGGTAACATTTCTTCGTAATAATCCTGCAAGATTCGGTCAATTATTGGGATTCTCCAAATTGACCGATATTCATAATGAGTGGATCAAGAAGATGGCATTTGGTACAAAGGATCACACATTGCAAGGACACAGATCCTCATACAAGACCACAAGCCTCTCAATTGCTTTGTCTTTAATTATAATCTTATTACCTAATAAGAGGATCATGTTCATGAGGAAGACAGACGATGATGTCAAAGAAATCATCAAACAGGTTAGGAACATCCTCATGAATCCGAGAACACAATACTTTGTACAATGCATCTACGGTGTCAACATGAAGTTGAATGTAGATAATGCAACAGAAATCACAACCAATTTAACAACAGATCTCAAGGGAACAAGTCAATTGGTGGGGATTGGTACAGGAGGATCTCTTACAGGACGGCATTACGATTACATATTCACGGATGATATTGTCAATGTTAAAGACCGAGTATCACGGGCAGAGAGAGAAAGAACCAAGACCGTCTATCAGGAACTTATCAACATCAAGAACAAGGGAGGCAAGATCTTCAACACGGGGACACCGTGGCATGCAGACGATGCCTTTACCTTGATGCCTAAGGCAGAGAAGTGGGATTGGAAAAAGACAGGGATATTTACCAAGAAGGAGATAAAAGATATCAAGGAAAGCATGTCTCCGTCTCTGTTTGCAGCCAATTACGAATTGAAGCACATTGCATCAGAGGATGTTATCTTCAAGGATGCTCAAGTTGGGGCAGAGATCGAAAATGTAATCAATGCCAAGTATTGCCACATAGATGCAGCCTATGGCGGTGAAGATGCCACGACATTTACGATCTGCAAGAAATCGAATGGGAAATACTATGTTTATGGCAGACTATGGTGGAAACATGTAGATGATTGCCTTGGGGAGATCATAGAGGAGAAGAATAGGCTCTTGGCAGGCATTGTTCTTTGTGAGGAGAACGGAGACAAGGGATATCTCAAGAAGGAGATCATAAGAAGAGGGGAGAAGGCATCATCTTATTGGGAAGATACCAACAAGTACATCAAGATCGTCACATTCCTCAAATCAGAGTGGAGGAATGTAATATTTGTCGAGGGTACGGATGAGGAATACATAGACATGATCCTCAACTATAACGAGTATGCAGAGCATGACGATGCTCCTGATAGCCTTGCATCTCTTATCCGGAAATTGTGGGGAAAGAAGGAGGAAAAGGAAAGTGTATCATTTTTCGGATATTAAATGCTATAATGCAAGAAAGTATGACCATCTTTATTATATGAAGGGAGGCATAGCATGAAGACATATCAAGATTGGCTTGAAGTGGCAGATAAATCAGAGGCAGAGAGAATAAACTTTATCCGTTCTGCCATTAACGAGCATAAAGCAAGCAAGGCATATCGGGAAGCGATCATTGGAGAGGATTACTTCAACGGGCAGAATACAACCATCAGAAGGTTGGAGAAATTCATATACAATTCAAAGGGGCAAGCCGTTCCGGATTACATCTCTGCCAATCATAAGATAGCAAACAGGTTCTTCTATCGGTCTGTCCTGCAGGCAACATCGGTTCTTCTCGGTAACGGTGTCACATGGGCAAACGATGAAGGGCAGACAAGTGAGATCTTGGGTAATTCATTCCATAAGGATCTGATGCAGGTGGTTCGATTGGCTCAAACAGAGGGAACATCCTTTGCGTTTTGGAATCTTAACCACATGGAGATTTATAGTCTGTCTAATTATGTCCCGTTCTATGATGAAGAGGATGGAGCATTAAAGGCAGGCATCCGTTTTTGGCAGATAGCCGATAACAAGCCGTTAAGGGCAACCGTGATGGAGTTAGACGGCTATGAGGAATATATCTTCAAGAACGGAGAAGGAGAAGTGTTAAGGGAGAAAAAGCCTTACATTCTCAAGACATTGACATCAGAGGCAGACGGGACAGAGATCTATGAAGGAGAGAATTATCCGACATTCCCTGTCATTCCCTGCTATTGTAATGCCACCAAGACAAGCGATCTCATGCCGATAAGATCAACCATAGACTCCTACGATCTCATATCGAGTGGTTATGCCAATGACATAGATGATGCAAACATCATTTATTGGACAATAACGAATGCAGGAGGTATGGATGATAGTGATCTCGTGCAGGTCTTGGACAAGTTGAGAAAACTCCATATGGCTCAATTAGATGATGACCAAGACATACAGAGTCACACGGTAGATGTCTCATATCAGGGCAGAGAGGCGATCCTTGACAGGCTTGAGCAACAGTTATACAAGGATGCAATGGCATTAAACACATATGATCTTGCATCAGGTGCGGTAACGGCTACACAGATACAGGCAGCCTATGAGCCTCTTAATCAGAAGTTGGACATGTTGGAGTCTTATGTTACAGACTTCTTACAGAGACTTCTCTTTGTAATCGGTATAGAGGATGAACCGACATATGACAGATCCATCGTTGTGAACAAGACAGAGGAGATAAGCACACTTGTCAATTCTGCCCTTTATCTTGACGAAGATTATGTGACCGAGAAGATCATGACATTATTTGGAGACCAAGACAAGGTTGATGATGTATTGGATAACATGGACAGAAAGAATCTTGACAGAATGATGGGCGGTACAGGGCAGGCATTTTTGACAGAGTAATAGAGGCAGAAAATGGCAAAGAAACCATTTGAAGATTATGGCAGAAGAAAGGTAGACGGTCAACTCAAGGATCTTGAGTCCCGTCTTTCTGCTATGTATGACAAGGCAGGCAAAGAGGTCACAAGAGACTTCAATGTCTTTATGTCAAAGTTCAATGCCTCTGATATCCTCAAGAAAGAGCAATTGCAGAGGGGAGAGATAACCGAGTCACAGTATAAGGATTGGAGAGAAGCACAGATATTTAGGCAGGATCTCATGAAATCCAAGATAGATGATCTCTCTCAAAAGATGGTCAATGCAGACAAGGAAGCCATGGCAATGGTTAACAATGAATTGCCTCAAGCCTATGCAACCTCTTACAATTGGGGAGGATTCCGAGGGGAGAAGATGGCAGAGGCTGCAGGCTTCGATTATACGCAATTCAATATAGTCAATGCAGATGCCGTGAGAATCCTTGCAACAGAAGATCCGGATCTCATACCTTGGAAACCGATGCCCGATGAAGATAAGGACAAGGCATGGAATAGGAAACATGTTCAAGATGCGATCCATCAGGGCATTGTCCAAGGGGATAGCATGGACAAGATCGCCAATAGACTTCTGCCTGTCGTAAATATGGATAAGAATGCATCCATCAGAACGGCAAGAACGGCTGTCACAGGTGTCGAAAACAAGGCAAGGAAGGATGCCACCGAAAGAGTGAGGGAGGCAGGCATTCCCATGGTCGAGGTGTGGTCTTGCACACATGATAGCAGGACAAGAGACACACATATCTTGCTTGATGGGACAGAACCGAATGATGAAGGCTTATACGGTGAGGGCATTCTTGATACTCTGTTGAGATATCCTGCAGATCCGAGTGGAGATCCCGAGGAAGTCTATAATTGCAGATGCGGTACATTGTCAACCATCAAGGGCATAGATCACAGTAAGGATCAAGAGTTGTACGAGCAATTCATGTCTGATAATTACGAAGAGGATTGGGAAAAGGTCAAAGAGCAGAGGAGAGAGAAGGAAGAGGCATTCCAAGCAAACAAGGCAGGAGCAGCCGAAAGAGTTGAGGAAAGAAGACAGAAGGCAGAAGGTTCTGTGAATGAGATAGAAAAACCTGTTGCACCTGCTAAGACAATTGAAGAGAGGGAAGAATCATTAAAAAACGAAACACCCGAGATGCCTCAATCTGTAAGAGATGCCTATGACAAATTTGAAGACAAGTACATTGATTCGGCAAAAGAGCATGGTATATTGTTTGATAAAGATGGAAACCTGCTTTCACAAAGCCAAAGCAAGAGAAACGAATCCGTAAGTATTGCCTCCGAAAGTATGTATGAGCATCTTGGACAAGGTGCATACGAGATTCATAATCATACGGCAGATGAATTGTTCTCATGGAAGGATATAAGCAATTACGAGAAGTATGGAATGAATGGTACAATTACCATTCCTTCAGGATGGGAGTTTACCTTATACAATTCGAATGATCCAAGATGGAATTGGGATGATGCAAAGCGGATGGAGACAGAATGGCTTGCTTCGGCATGGAGCAAGGCACAGGAGAATATTTCTGATGAATGGACACAAGAAAGAAGAGCCTTTATTGATTCGGTACAGAGTTATGACAGGCAAGAACAAAGGAGGCTTGTAAGAGAATGGGAAGATGAGCATTCAAGGTTGGATATGCAGATTCAATGGCTTGAAACCCATTCTGAAGAGTATGGCTTTGCGTTTGAGAAAAGGAGATTAAAATAATGGGCATTGAAGTCAAAAGTGTAAAGATAGAAAGCCATTCTGCAGAAGTGATCGAAGACATGAAAGGGAAACTTCACAATTGGCTTGAGGCGGTGGGATTGGATGCATCGAGTACGGCAGCCTCTGTTGCTCCTGTCGATACGGGCAGACTCAAGAATAGCATCTCATATCAGGTGGTAGATGCGGAAAACTCTGTTTATATTGGGACTAATGTGGAATATGCACCTTATCAGGAATTTGGTACGAGCAGAGGAGTGGCAGGAAAGCATTTCATTCAATTCGGGGCAACGGCTCATGCAGATGAGTATAAAAACCTGCTTGAAAACGAGTTGAAGAACGGGTAACATGGAGATGGGTTCTTTTTGTTCCCTATGCATTTTCCCCAAATGATCGCAAGGGTAGAGGCTATTGTAATAAAATAGCCTCTATTCTTGTTTTACAACAATTGTTGTGTTATATATAAAGAGAAGTCTAATGAATAAAGCAATTTTCACCGAAGCAAAGGAGACAGATCATTATGGCATCATTAAGTAGAAAGTTCTTGACGGCTCTTGGAATCGAAGAGGGCATAGCAGACCAAATCTTTGAGAGACACAATGAAGTCTTGACGGAGATCAAAGACGAAAGAGACAAGTACAAGGAAGAGGCAGGCAAGATCCCCGACCTTGAAAAACAGGTTGAAGAGTACAAGAAAGCCGAGGCTAATGCAGAGAAAGATCCTTACAAGGTCAAGTATGAAGCCATAAAGGAAGAATTTGAGGCATTTAAGTCTGAAATTGACAAC